AGTTTTGCCCAATGTTTATCCAGCCAGTACCATTCCACTGGTAATTATACCCGTTATATGCTACAACTTGACCTAGAGTGCCGTGGGATGGTAATGCCATTTCTTATCCTTATACCGCCGATGGTGGAGGTGTTACGTTAAACCAGTAATCGGAACCATTTGGATTTGTATCTGGATCGTATGTTCCACTTCCGTCTATTGTAACCCACATCATCGGAGTTTGTCTATTACTTGGAGAATATATAGTTATTGGAAGTGAATCGACTGTACCATCATTAGTTACTAACATCCAAACTGCACCATATGGAATTTTTACATCTGTTCTAAATCCTAATGTTGAAGCATTTTGATTTGGCGCTATATTTGACCATCCCAATCCATAAGCTGTATAATCATACATTTCTGTTGTATAATAATATGGTGCTGTCCACTCAACACCATTTGCTACTGCAGTAAGATACTGACCAAAAGCTCCAGTATTACCAGCAGTATCAACTAATGTGTTGTTAACATTAACCACACCATTAAATGTAATTGTATTAGCGAAAGTAAATTCAGCTGTTGTATTAACGATATTCGAAGGAATTACTGAATAAGAAAGTGTGCCTGTGTTTATATTTGTTGCATTTGATGCATATGATATATTTGCAAAATCGTTTGACCAATATGCCACAGAGCCGTCAGAAGTAAGAACTTCACCTGGTTCACCATTCGATCCATTGGCTGTTAAGGCACCAGAAACAACGAAATTATTTACGGAAATAGATTGACCATTCGTAAATGAAGATGCGGAATTTTGTGTTTTCCAGTATAAACTACCACTTCCATCAGTTGTTAAAAACTGACCAGCTGTTCCGAAAGTACCATTTGCTTGAATACCAGATCCGTTGGAGAATATTAAATCTCCAGCTGGTTCTACAACAATTTGCGCTCCCGCATAAATGTTTGTTGTAAAATATGTGTTGGTCGCATTAAAGTTTAAATTACCAGAAACAGTATAGTTGCCAGATGTGTTAACATAATTAGCAAGATTGCTTTGTAATTGTGAGTTAGATACAACATTGGCTGCAGATACATCACCAACAAAGTAAGTATTGTTTGCATAATTAGCATTGTTTGAAAAAACAGCGCTTAAACCATTTAATGTTAAACTTGAACTGTTAGCAGCAAGAGTGTTCCCGCTACCACTAACATCAGTAAATACGAAACCACTCGAATTAAACGTAAGAGTATTTGCGTTGTCTTCACTTGAAATCGTAAGCAACGTACCTTGAAGATTTACGTTACCAGGTTTTACTTGAGTAAATGTGGAGTTATTACCAACATAGATACTACCACCATACCTTGCTTCGACATTAGCGTTGTATGGGCTTGGGAATATTTGTAGAGTCGGAGTTCCTGTAGCAGTAATTACTGGTGGTCCAGCTAAACCTTTATGAGGTCCAACAGAGAAAACGCCGCCTTCTTTTGTTATATCCCAGTAAGCATCACCAATAAGAATGTTAGTTGTAAATTGTGCTGTGTTAACACCAGCAGATCCAGTTACTGCTGCGAAATTAGATTGGTTTAATGCGTTAAATGATTGTGTGAAGTTACCAGTATAACGATTACCTTCAGATAAACGGAACGATGATAAGTAACCATCTAAACTTTGACCAAAAGTTTGAATTGAGCTTGTTGGTAAAGTTGAATTAGATGGGAATGAACTTTTGTATCCAGAAACAGTAGTAGTTGTTTGAGAAACACCATTCAAATAAACAGTAATCGCAGTCTGCGAACCACTGTTTGTGCCAACAACTGCAAAATGATACCATGTTTTTGTAGAAATTTCAGGAGTATAAATGAAAATGTTATCTGATGGCGAGCCACCGAAATTAGCATAAACATTTAATCTGTCAGAAGTATCTACTCCTACAGCAAAACTACCATCAGACCAAATTGTTGCATTAGAACTACTTGGTGTTGAATTTACATAGAGATAACCTTCGATTGTAAATGAAGGATTGGTAATTCCAGCAATAGGGTCAGTGCTTATTGATAAACTTGTACAAGCATAATATCCAGTTGTAAGATAAGAATCTGGAGAGAACGCAATACTATACGCCAAAATCGATGGCGTATTTGACATGTAAATTGCAGTAGAGTTTGCTTGTGTATAGACAGATGTGTTACCAGTTGCAAAATAAGAATTTCCGATTCTTGTATTTTCTGGACTATTACCAACAGTAATAGCACCATTACCGATACTAAGCTGAGCTGATTCAAGTGTGTTTGCAGTAACATAATTACCAGAAACATTACCAGAACCAACAAAGTCAAACGACCAGAAAGGCGAAGTACCATTTGATACTAATATCTGACCATCTACACCAACACTACCATTAGCGCTGAATCCTTGACCTGGAGGTACAACAAGTGTAGCGTTGACCGTAACATAATTGTTATCGATACGCATGCGCTCGTTATTGCTTAATGTACCATCGGTGAAGAAGTTAATGTGACCACCAACTGTATTAGCACCAATTGTCAGATTACCATTTGATGTATAAAGATAACCATCGTTTGGTCCACTAATAGTCCATTCACTATTAGACCAGTTGGAACTGGAAATACCCATGTCGATATATGTGCCATAGGTAGCATCATCATTATACGCAGCAAAGTCAAAAGAAGCCGAAGATCCATTACTGAAGTTTTGACCAGATATCTGAACGTAATTGTTTTGATTACCTTGGTTTTCTTGAATAGCTGAAATGTCACTAATATACCCCAGCTTTACTTGAGATGATGTATTACCGACAGTAATCGTACCAGAGTCAGGGTTGAATGTTATGGTCTCAGCGCCACCAATCTGTCCAGATTGATTGAAAAGAAATACGCTGTTAGATCCTAAAGAGTTAGAATAGATGTTACCTGATACATTGATAGTGGTTACATTAGAACCAATTTCAATTGCATTAACACCATCTGAAGAGAAAAGCTTTTTATCGGCAAGATTAAGAGCCAACTCGCCTTGAGCAATATACTGCGTATTCGAGGAGGATGACGTGTTAGGTGTACGTCCAGATACGGTCGTGCGTTTTATCTGAATCTTATTACCAGCCATATGGCATCCTCAATTACGGTATATACCGAGGTCTAAAAATTATCTTTTTTGGCTTTCTTATCTAAGGAAGCTTCAAGTTTATTTATAATCGCTCTCGCCTCTTCAAGTTCTTGACTCAAAGAGGCGATTTTTTTCTCAGCCAATTTTAGTTGGGTATCTTTTAGGACTCTAAACTTTGTCAATTCAGTCAATTCATTTACTAAATTTTCAACATATGCATTAACGAATTCAATTTCCATAATTTACTCCTGTTAGAATGTACCACCATCCAAATAATCCCAAGCCACGAGACCAGATTGAACCTGAAGAACATATCCATCAGAATTCATAGGTAATGAAAGCTTGTCAAGACCATTAGATGTATTGGCAACCAAAATGTCTTGTGTAGTATATGTATTCTGCCCTGTACCACCAGATGTTCCTGCGAGAGGAGTGCTGAGAGTTAAGGTGTTGGCTATAAAATTGACACCAACAGTTGAGTTTGCAGAAATATAAACATTTGAAGAATTAGCAACAAACGCGCCACCAACACCGTATGGCACAAGATATGCTTCCAACGTACCGATAGAATATGTTGGAGCTGTATTATCTACAGTTGATGTAGGTAAAACATTAGATGAGAATATCTTGAATAATGGAGCTGTAAGTGAAGAACCAGCATGGTCGCGATACAAACCACTGTAGTATGTAGCCGAACTATTACCAGACTCTGCATAGAAACCAATATCGATAATATCAGAACTTGAATTCTGATCAGCAAGACGCATAAACGAATCTGTTACTGTTGTTGTTTGTGTATCAACAGTTGTAAGAGTACCAGTTACTGTAAGGTTACCAGTTGCGTAGATATCACGAACACGCAAATAGGCAGAAGCCATATCAACATTAGCAGCTGTGATAGACAGATTCGAACTAATGTTTGTTGTTGTTCCAATGATATTGTTAACAGTAAGATTAATATCAACAATTGCATTGTTAACTTCAAGAGCGCCGTTGTTTTCGGAAAGAGAAACTGAACCTAACTCAAGTGTTTGACCAGCAAGCCAGAGTTTATTCCATCTCATTCCTGAAGAACCAAGATCAAACGTAGAGTTTGTTCCTGGAATAATTGCACCATTTACAACAAGTGTAGAATCGAAATTGACATTCGCGCCATTAAAGAACAATTGAGTCGAATTTGCTATTAAATTCGAACCGATTGTGAACGAAGAAGCATTTACAGTTGATGTATAAACGCCAGTCGCATTAGCAATTGTAGAAGTGCCAACAGTAAACGCTGTTGCATTAACAAGACCAGTTGTAAACGAACCCAGAGCATTAGCAACAAATACTTGTGCATTACCAGCATATAATCTAACTTGACCATGCTGATTGGTGCCACCTGATTTTAACCAGATGTCGTAACCATCGCGACCAATAGAAATATCTGATACAGATTGGCCAAGAAGAATTTTGGTACCATCTGAAGTTGAATTATCTGTCGCAGGAGCATTACTTCCTGATGAATTTTGGAATGTAATGTATGGAGCGCCTGCACTACCATCGCCAATGGTAATAACAGCACGAGACTTAACTGGAGATAATTGAAACTGCCAACCAGTTTGAATTGTGCCATAGTAACCAACAGCATAGAAATCACCATAAGAATCAACACCAGAAAGCATTTCAAATTGATATGGCTCCAGAGACATTTCTGGATTTCGTGCAGGATTACCAGCATTTATAGTTGAGTTATGGGTTTGACCGTAGGTCTGATAAATTACAGCGGATTCAACATTTGTCCAACCAGCTTGAGCATTTCCAGAAGCATCACCAACGAGAACAGAGTTGGTAAAATAACCATTTGACCAACGATAAGATGGTTCACCAACTTGACCTGTATTATCAGCTGATGGTATAATGTCGCCACTGAATGTTGTATTCGGAGCATAAAGTTCGCTAGTGTCTTTATTGAAAGCAAAAAGCGCACTACCATTAGCAATACCAGAATCGTTATACTGAATCTGTGTGTTCGAACCACCAACGACTGATTCATTGTTAGCCCAGTAAATAGTGGTACCATTTGAATAAAGAATTTGACCAGCAGTACCTACAGAACCATTAGCAATAAGACCAGCTGCAGTTCCAATGGTTACGTTGCCATTAAATGATTGTGTATTCGACCATGTGTACGAATAGGTAGGGCTGAAAGCAGTATTCTGAACTGAAGAATCACCACTAAACGTAATGTTTGCTGTGTAGATAGATGGAGAATTTAAGTTGGTAATGTATAAATTCGCCCAAACATATGAGCTATTACCAATGTTAAACGCATTATTTGTAGTAGGAATTAAATTCCCTGGAGCTCCAAAATGTCCATCATACGAATCAAATTGCCATGTGAAAGGAACATTTTGACTACCAGCGCCAGAATATTGTGTAGTAATACGAACGCCATTGCCAGCATTAGCTGCAGCAATTTGAATACCATCACCAAAAGCAACGTCAATAAAATTATTTGAATTTCCAGTATTCTGCCAAAGATATGAACCACCAACATTCAAATTACCAAGAGTTGCGGTGTTCGAAATGATATTGTCAATACCACCAGTACCATTGGCAACAAGAGCTTGGTTAGCTGTAAGGACGCCTGGATATCTAGCACCACCAATAGCCCATGTCGCCGAGCCATCTGGCAAACCAATCCAAAGAGTATTACTTGCTTGTGTAAAAGCTAATTCGCCGTTTGACAGACCTGATACTACGCCATTGGCGACCGAACGTCTAATCTGAATTTTGTTTGACATTGATGGTCCTTTTTTATTGTTTTTTCTTATTTATAAGTTAAAAGTTTCCACCATCAAGAGCGAACGTGCCTGTAGGCAGTGGTTCTAGATCATATTTCCCTGTGTTAGCATTATATGTTAAAACTTCTCCACCAACTGGAGCTTTTGATGCATCAACATCCAGAAGGTGAGAAAGATAATTTTGGGGTAATCCCAATATGTTGTTTTTCAGGTCCAACGTTGGATTTGACTGAGTCGTAGTTATCGGAACCGTATTTGCAATAATAATTTTTGGATTTTTTATTACTGCATTAATGTTAGCCATTTTACTGCTCCGTTATACTCTGAGTAACACTCAAAACTATAGCGTTGGCGCTTGTATTCGAATCATAAAGTAAGAAATTGTTATTGTTTCCTGTTAAAATAAACTGACCAGAAGGATCTGAAACCTTTATCATCATTACGTTTGCTGTATCGTTTGCCATGTATATTGTATTTGCAGTATTTGCAAGCGAATATCCGAAACCAAGCAGCGGTGGACCTTCGGTGTAGTAGACAGTTCCAACAACGTTAGCTGAGCCATTCGATTGGTAAACAAGATCACCGTCAAATATCGAAGCTTGAACATTAGCAAGCAACAATGTATAGTATGTTGGAATAACTTGTGGTCTTGTAATTGCAGGATCGACGTAGATTACGCCCTCAACAACACGTGTTATGTTATTTGACGCGTCTGTAAGAACAACATCATAAACGTATCTTGGACGTGTTAATAAAGAAGTCGTGTTAGCATCTAATGAGAGAATAATATTACCATTCGAAAGCGAAGTTTGAAAACTTATCGAATTTACAGATGTATACCAAGTTCTAATTTGAGCTTGCGCAGTATAGCCACCAAGATTTAATTGGTTACCACTGTCATCTGATAGGGATATTGAGGTAGAAAAAGTAGTTCCTTGATCAATGCTTATATTAGCTTTTGTTGCCATATTCTTACACCGTTATAGCAGTTCGAACATATTTAGAAACCACTGTACCAGTTGCTGGTGTAATACGAAGCCTCACGTTACCAACATTAATATCGCCAGAGAATGTTGCCATAGCAACATTGTTATACATATATCCAAATTCTGTAGTATAAGCAGAGGTGCCATCATGCACCACAAGAACTTTTGAAGAGTGGAAGTTTGTTGGGTTAGCTGGATCTGACAGCTGAATAAGATATTCAGCAGCTCTGTAAGTTGAAGCTGAATAGCTATCCATTGTTTGTGGAGAAGTTCCGCTAACAGTATAAGAACCAGAAGTAACAGCGCCAATGTTGTTAATAATAACAGTGTTGCTTACTAAAATATTGTTGCTTACTGTAGCATTTACTAAGTTAGCTGTACCATTAAGATTTAAGGTATTGCTGGAAACAGTGTATGTAAGAGCAGCGTTACCATTGAATTTTGAAGTTTGTGTATTATCAAAGAACTGAATTTGTGAATTAGCGCCATTCGGGAAAGCGCCAGTTGTTTGAATAGAACCATCAGGGAATTTAACACCACTGTTGATAGATTCAATCATACCATTAACAGTAAATACACTGCTTGGTGTGCTCGTACCCACGCCCACGCGAGAGTTTGTTGTGTCGATAAACAATAAGTTAGTGCTAAACGATGAGTTCGAACCACTTACGCTAATACTATTGGTAAACGTACCATTAGATGCGAAAATAGACCATCTGAAGGACGTGTTACCAAGAGTATAATAATTATCCAACTGTGGAATAATATTACCAGCAACGTTAGCAGTAAATGCAATATAACCATTGACTGTTAAGTTACCATCGATTTTTAGATTACTACCAATCCATGTATTACCGCTGATATTAGCAGTTGATGTGATTGTGCTATTACCAACAACATAAAGAGTGTTACTGATAGTTGTGTTACCAGTAATTGCCATAGAGTTAGTAAATACAGCAGCTCCATTTACTGAAAGATTAGCATTAAAAATAACTGCATTACCAACAGTAAGGTTATTTAAAATTGTATCGCTACCAGTAATATACAGACTGTTAGAAAATGTTACGTTACCAGTAACATACAAAGTATTGCTGAATACCACATTACCTGTAACAATCATGCTATTAGATAATGTAGCGTTGCCAGTTACTGCGATCGAATTGCTGATAGTTGTGTTACCAGTAATTGCCATAGAGTTAGCGAATGTGGCTGCACCATTTACTGATACGTTACCACCGAACTGACCTGTAGATACAACATTAACAAATCCACCAACTGTTGTGTTTCCGCCAACACTCAATGTATTTGCTACTGAAAGATTATTACCCATAGCGAAGTTATCTGAAACATTAGCAGTTCCAGTAACTTGTAATTTTGCATTTGGATTTGTATTACCGATACCTACGTTAGCGCCAGCATCGATACGCAAAACTTCATTAGTTGAAAGAGTACCATTCGAGAAAAACTGAAGAGGTTTAGCCGAAGCTGTACCGATAGCCAATGCGCCGTTTGATGAATAGAGATATCCATCGAGTGGTCCATTTATCGAATATAAAGAATTGGAATATCCGCTACCATTAATACCAAGGTCGAGGTAATTTGTATTGTTTGTTGCATTATCTGCGTTAATGATATAATCTGTGGTAGCATTTAAACCACCATTCGCATTCTGAATAATAGATTGCAGATAGCTGTTGATGTTTGCATTCGCATTGATAATTGTGTTTTCTAATGGATTAAAACCAACGAAAACATTAGCACTCGAATTACCAATGAAAGCTGTAGTATTAATCGTTACGTTTGTAGAAACGTGCAGAGTGTTAGCAAGAACATTGTTACCGCCTTGCAAGGTGTTAGCCACAAGAGTAACAGCGCCAAACACACCATTAACAAAAGCGTTACCAGAGGTCAATGCGCCGTTTATGGTTACGTCTGTTGTAACAGTATTTGTGCTTATAACACTAAGTGCTTGGTTAGTTCTTTCTAACCAAACACCGAAGGACTGTGTATTTACAACTTGTGATAACTGGACTGTCATTTATTTTGTTCCAAAACCTTTATTAGTAAATTTTTTATGTCGGCTATGTCGCTTTTCATCTGCTCATTATCTCTTACAACTTCAGCCAGTTTCATTTTAAAATTACGCTCTTCTTTATATTTATTGAGAGCATCCAAGTCAGTATTCAATATAGCTTTACTTTGTTTATCACGAACCAGATCAGGATGATCAAGAACTTTTATATAATCATTCATCTTAAACCTGCAAAGCTAGAACTCTTAGATCGCCAGCACGTGGAACCAATGCAGTAGAGTCTGCAATAGGAACAATCTTCATAGCGAACTGAATAAAGTTGTCATAAACAGCGTCAGAGCTAGTAACGTATCTTATAATATTGCTGTTCTGATCGTACAAGAATGCTGATGTTGTAGATTCAATTCCAGGGATAATACCAAAGGAAGCATTAGTTGAGCTGAATGATGGAGGACGATCAACCACAACAGCTGTTGAATTTACAACATAAACGATTTCACGAACATTGAATGGTTTTGATGAGATATTATCCTGCATATAAACAATCATATTGTTCGAAAGACCAGCTGTACTCTGTAAAGTAATAGTGTTAGAAGAGCTACTTGTTATTGTATTTGACAAGAAAATGTTCTGGCTTTGGTTAAAACCATAAACCAATTCAACTCTGTCATTAATGTTAACCTTGCTACTCAACAGAGAAGTAGGTGAAATTTCATTAAGTTTTGTCCAGCTCTTTGCGTTATATTGTTCATTATCCAGAGAGCTTTGAATTTTAGCATAAACGTAAAGATTCGTATTCGCTGGACGGAATGCGCTGAGATAAGCGCGAATATCTTCTGAGTCTTGACCAGCTGCCAAAATAACATTCTTAGAAATATAACGAGAAACTTTATAGAAACCATTTGTGTTTGCTTCACTATAATTTTCTGCCGTATTAATGAAGCCAGTCGCGCTCGCGCTCGTGGTAAATGCAGTATTGCTAATGAACTTACCATTTACGTTAGTAACACGAAGATAGGTGTTATTTGCATATGCAATAATACCAGTTGTTGTATTACCATAAGAGGTCTGACTTACAATGTCACCATTGGTAAATGGACCCATGTTCGGGCTGATTGAAAGATATGCACCATTCAAATCGTTAACAACTGGAACAATATTGTAAGTATATGTTACGTTCGTTTGAATTGTATCTATGCTTGGAGATATGTTTGTATTATCTGAAGACATACCAACTTGAATAACAACTGAGTTATTACCTAAACGAGGTGTTGGTAATGCAGCCAATTCGTTACTGCGTGACATAGCGACACGCTCTGTGTCAATAAATTCATTAGCTATACCATCAGTAATTGTAATGTATGCATTATCAGGTGTTCTATTTGTATCTGATGCAAAACCTTCGAAAGACCAATTTAAATATGTGTTTGGTGCTGCAATAGAAGTAAAGTTAGTTGTCAAACTGTTGTAGATTGGATCGTGAATACCAATAACATTTGCTGACGAACCTGTATAAACACCAATCATTTGAACATTTGATACACCAGACAAATTAACATTCGAGTTTGCAGTAACAGCGTCAAGAACGCCATAATTCCAATTGTTATAAACAACGCTACCAGAGTAATGAGCTTTTAATTTACCATCAGCTTTAACGCGACCATAGAGAGCATTTGTTTCAGTAAAAGTAACATTGTTAGCTAATGCTATTGTTGTTGGGTTGACAATTCCTGTAACAGTTGCAATCTGACTGGTTGATCTGTTGCTTGTTTGAAGGAAAATGACTTGATTTGTTGCAAACACACTGGAGTCTGGAACAGAAATAACATTAGATGTAGCAGTCGTAGCTACGTTTTGAGATACAGATATTACTGATGCGTTCGCGCTAGTGTTAGCATCATAAAGCAGTGGTGAACCAGCAACTGTGTTTGAAAACACACCATTGGCATTAGAAATACTAATAACAGAGGAATTAACTGCATAAACAATACCAGAAACATTGGCAGTAGCGTTAGCCTGATAAACTGTATCACCAACAGAAAAAGTTCCCTGCGTTCCACTGATACCAAGAACAGAATAGTTATAATAACCATTACTGAAAACGACAAGCTCTCTGGTTAGGAATGTACCAACAGTATCTTTGTAAATAATCCAATCTTCATCAGGTGTAGTAAAATAAGCATTACCACTCTGTATTGTAAAGTTTGCAGTATAAATTATGAATTTAATATCTTCATTTATAATTGGTTCCCACGCGATGTCATTCGAGGAAAGGAACAAGTCTCCAGTACCATTATTGGTGTAGATAGGAACGCCACTGGTAACATCTGTTTGCCCAACTTCAGCTGTCCACACGTTATAGTTGGGGCTACCACCAAGAGGCGCAAGCACGAAAGCATATTCTGTTCCTGATTGAACGAAAACAGGCGTATCAAAAATAAATGGAGTATAAACAGTAGCATCTTCTGAAGCTAAAATAACATTTCTTGTTACAGAAACACCACCAATTGTTAATGGTGCGTCAATTGTATCTGTAGGTTGAATAACCTTTTTACCAAATGGCAAACGATTTTGTGTTGGTTGTCCATTTTCAGTTGTTCTGATTTGCATTTCAATGCCAGTATTTGGATCAATGTTTTGGAAAAACACATCAATACGTGTAATAAAAACACCAGCCGATCCAGTAGGTGGAGGCGGCTCAGATATAAAGAACGTTTGACCAATTGGCTTCATATTTGTTTTACCCTTTGAATTTTAGATATTTATTTCGTTACCAGACAAGCTGCGCCGCCAACAATTTTGAACATGCTATTCAGGAAATATCTCTTATCAGCAGGTTTGCGGAATAGTTTTGCAAGCAACTTATTAAGTGGTTTGAAGTTAAGTTTGCCGAGATACTTATTCATAAGATAGATACCATAAACTGAACTTCTACCAGCATTTACATATTCAGACATAAATGCATTTACTTCAGCATTTGTGATTAGTCCTTGTTCAACAGCCAGACGCATCAAACCACCATCGCCAACGATAGATGTTGTACCGAATCCATTAACAATAAATGTTCCGTCACCATCAACCCAAAGATTGTATACGATGTTTTCATTGCATGCGCTAATCTCTGGTTTTTCGATTTTGTTTGTTTTATCCAACCATGGATACAAACGACCGATTTGTTCTGGATCAACAGAAAAAAGTTGACCATTTACATACATCGGATGGTTTACAGTAGCAAATGGAGCAAACATTGGAGATGGTGAGTAAAGATTGCCGAATTGAGAACCTTCAGCAGTCTCAATATACTTGACAGTATTTATTTCTGTTCTGTCATGGTTATAAACTCTGTCATTTACTTTAACATCGCTAATTGGAACTTCTCTACCTGACTCCAACAGAACATATGCATCGCCGATAAAGCAATGGCAACCGCAACCAGAACCATCGCCGCTGTATGGAGGTGGTGGAGGAATATACTGAACTGTTTGAGTTTGACCAAGTTGCAACCCAATAATTGTTGCATTTTGAGAAACTGGAATAGAATTGATCACTGTGTTACGAGTTGACAGTATCGATGAACCTGTAGCAAAAGAAAGTGTAGATCCATAGAAAGTTTCAGATGCTTGAGTTTGAATTGCATCAGCGCCTTGAGTAAGATCTGAAATATCATTCAAAACAAAGTCATTATCTTCTGATTTAAATGTATTCGCAGGAAGATAGAATTGACCCCAGACGTTACCATTCGCATCACTATAAAGTGGATCACCAAGTATATTTGTATATGCAGCTGGAAGTGTTGCGCTATTATCTGCAGTATACGATGAGTTAGTTGGCGCACAATAAGCTGAAACAGGAACATTACCGAAATAAGCATAGAGACGAGTATTAGGTTTCATACCGCTAGCGCTAAACTGAATTGTTGTAGCTTTTAGGTAAGGAAGAATGCTTACATTAGTAACATAATTACCAAGAGTTTGATCGGTGCTAGATGGAATTGATGCAGCAAGTTGAGTACCAAATTGTTGCAGCTGAGTTGTTACGTTATTAATAACTTGATTTGTTGTTGTAATATCTTGGCTACCATCAGCATTTGTAACTGTTGACGTAGAAGAAGCATTAAACAACGTTGGTGTTGTTGTTTGACTGACTGGGAACCAGTTACCCCACTGAGTACCCCAAGCATTTACAAGGTTAATCCAGTTTGAAGCAAGATCAATGTTGCTTGTGACTGTTGGACCTGATGTAATATCAGGTGCGATAGTTCCAGGAGGTGTTAAAGTAATTGTACCAACCCAATCATACACATTACCTTCAACACAGTTTCTGTATTTCGAAGCATAATTCTGCGCAGTATACACATTGTTACTTGTGTGATTCAACATAATCAATTCGCCATGTTTCTCAACACCAGCACTTCTTACTGGATCGAACGAAAATTGGCTTCTCATTTGAACGAAAGCTGGACGCAACTCTGCGCGATGCGTGTCTAATGAGATATAGTATTGTGGATCTTTGGTGTTTGAGATATCGAATCCTTGGAATGGATCAACAAAGATACCGTTCTGAAAACGATTTTGACCAGTAGTTCCGCTTCTCACAAGCAAGTTGGAAGCTGATTGCTCAAGTAATGAAAGCGATGTATAGTATTCAAGATTTTTAATTCTATTATCAAGAGCGCCAATATCTTTCATAGTATAGCGTTTGTTTTGCAACAGTGTTGTTGTAATCGCATAGTCATAACGATTTTGTTCTTTTGCATCTTCTGTTGCGAGAGATGGATATGGAGGAACATTTACAAGACCAAGAGTCATTGTTCCTGTTTGTTCCAGAGGAGCAATCGGATTTGTAGCTGAAGGAATACCCTCAGTAATAACAAGATTTCCACCAATGTCAAGAGCAGCTCTGTCAATACGTTGTAAATAATATTGAAGATCTGTTTGGAAATTTGAATCTGGAGCTGGTAAGTGTGGGCTAACGCCAAGAGTCAATGTTGCTGATGGGTTAATTGTTGCGCCAGAAATAGATGTAGAAACAACAGCTGTATTAACAGCAAAAGGACGATAATCAACTGAATCACGAAGATCGAACACAGTACCTTTTGAAGTTGTGTAAGTTGGAATTTCAGCTGTTGTGATAGCGTTTGTGTTCGCCAAATTAACATCATCAATTGGATAGGAGTTAGCTGTGAAGAAACCAACACCTTGAGATTGATCGTATGTAAATGTAGTAAGCTGAACAAGGATAGTTGAATTTACATTCAGATGATCAGCTGGTGAATTAGTAGTAAGATTAAGCGTCGCCAGATCATAATGAGTATCGCGCTGTCCAGTGTTAAAAGTAAAGTTGTTTACGTAATTAACATCACTGTTAGAATAGTTTCCAGCTGTACCGAGCCAAACACCATCAATGCTATAAACATCTGGTAAACCAAGATTCCATGGACCAATATGACCAGCTATATTGTTAGAGCAGTCAACTTTAACAAAAACATTTCTGTTAATAATTTTCTTGATAGGAACTGTCTGCGAACGATTTACACTATAGAACACATCAACATTGAATGGTGCTGATGGTGTGTCGCCGATAGAAATTTGAGCTGATGTTGATGTAACACTAATCGTTCTATTAGCTGGCGACATGTTAATTGGTGAACCAGCAGGGAACACTTTGTAGTGACCATTGGCTGTTTTGCTTGTTGTAAATGTTGACTCAACATTCATGTATGTGTTGTTAGCGATAAAGGTAATGAGTCTGTTTTGACCATCAACACCAATATAATCACCAACATTATAATCTGATAAGAATGAAGTAGATGAACCGAAAACAGCAACATTGCTATCTGAAACGCCGACAAGACCAGTTAGATTAGCTGTATTACCAGTTGCTGTAGGAACGATATAAAAATCTTGAGTTTCTGCAGAAGAAAGAGTGCCAAGATATGGGAATGCTTCGTTACCAGTACCAACAGCTGCAGGGATAGTTACCGATGCATTACCTGTTGTTAGGAACTGAGTTGAACCTTTTCTTCTATAAACATACTCTGTGTTGTTAAACCCATTTGATTTGATAGCTCTTTGACCGAATGGGAAAATCATACCATTGTTGTATGTCTGTTGCAGAACAGCTGTATAACTTGAAGTTGTTGCATTGTAAGTAAGCACAACGTCAGCGCAACCAGCCATACCACCATTATTGTAGATAATACTTCTTACATTGTTGAAGTTTTGACCAGCATTCATTACGATGTTGAACAGATACATACGGTATTGTGCTGATGGCGTACCAATAGTTCCATTATCGAAAGAAAATCCACGGATATACGCTGTACCAATTTTAGTTGTATCAGAAAAACTTGTAGAAAGTAATGTACCACTTGTAATTGCTGTTTTTGCTACATTATGCAACTCAACTTCGATAACAGAAGTAGAATCACCGAATTCACCAATAAATTCTTGAGTATAAACATAATTACCAAAGTTCGCAGTAACGATTTGTTGATTTGATAATGCGTAATCTGTGCCTCTGCGCAGCTGAGCGATGTTGTTATTCAGATACTCAACGCGATATCCTTCAACATAGCCCAAACCCTTGCTAGCAATCAGATTAACATACGATGCATAATTTGGATCTGATGTATTAGCCAAATCTTTTGTATTCAAAACGAACGGAGAAACAACGAAGTCGCCATTTGTCTCGTATGTGCGGCGAGCGAGTTCTGTACCGATTGTTGAATACTGGGCTGTTTGTTTTACTGTAACAGCTGCACCAGATTTAAAATCTGCCAGAGAAAAGAATGAAGTATTGTTAGCAATGTCAGCTGTGTTTCTTACAATAAGCTGAGGAATGATAGCAAGGCGATCAGCTCCTGGAGCTGAATAGTTAGGGCTACCTGCAGCATTATCATAAAGATCAGTATTTGCAAGAGCTGTTTCAATTGACTCAGCTGCATCAAAACCAACAGAAACACCATCAGGCATATTGTCATATGGTGACACTAAAATTGTCTGTGGTTGGACGTAAAGGAATGTGCCTTTTTTGAAAACAATACCACTGGTTGTCGACATTGCATATCCAAAACCAGTTGGATTACCAATGTTAGCATTTGTTGCGTTGCTGCAAACTACGACGTTACCAATTGAAAGATTTGCTGATGTAGCAATAGTGATTGTTTCACCTGGTAAAAATGCAGTTTGCTGTACGCCATTGGCAAAATTAGCAGCATTAATATACTTAACATAAAGAGTATTTGTATTTGGAGCTTGTGACAGATAACCTTGGTTAGTGTCGACAATGAGAGCTTTCAAACCATTTGAGTTATAAACATATTGACCGATAAAATCTGTAATCGTAAATGCAACGCTGTTAGCGAATGCGTCATTGATCTTAACATATGGACGTTTGTTGTCAAATGTAAATGTGCAGCCTTCTACGACTGAACCTTCTTTAAAAACATTGCGACCGAATTTATTGATCTGATCATGAAGAATAGACTGAATCTGATTTAATTCGCGAGTTTGAACTGCAGCTCCTGGCTTAAACAGAACTCGATAATAATCCGATGTTTCAATAAAATCATCGAAATATGGTTTACGAGACAGATTCGTTTCTAAAGTCATTATTTCCTCTAAAATTTGATAACGAGACTAACTTGCTCTTTCGAGGTATTAGATCTTTCGAATGGTATAACATTTTCCAAATATAAAACAGTTCCTGATTCTTTAACAAGATTAGGATATAATATAGCCCCAACAGCTGTAGAAATACCGAAAGCACCAGAAGTATTACCTGTGATATTATAGTTTCCTGTTTGGAACTTATTCGTACCACTCACATCAGATAACACCAGAACTTGAGATATACTGGTTGCAGTTGCAGTTACACCATAGTTATTTATAATGGTGTCACCAGAATACATGGCTCCACTAAGAGCAGTAAGCTGCAAATATGTCGTATTTGCGAATGTTACGATACCAGTTGAACTTGTATTTTGGCTTGTGATTGTATCGCCGATATTAAACGAACCAGATGGATCGGTATAAACTATGTCCAATTCATCAGATGTGCTAATGATTTTACCTGTTGCTCCAGATATATTCTGAGTAACATACTCAAATTTCTGGAAAATACCATAGTGAGATGACAGAGGAACACGTGCAGTTTGAACCAGTCTTTGACCGAATGAAGAACTGACATCTATTGATCCATTTGATTCATATATTGCATCGACTACAGCATATGCGTTTGTTGCAGGCTCATATACGATGTCATTAATATCGAATTTACCACTTACGTTTGTTAATCTGATTTGCTGGTTGGTTGTGTTTGTGTTAATAATTTGAGTAATCTGTGCAGAGCCACCGCTATTTGTTTCAGAAATAGTTTCTAAAGTTGAGCCATGTGTGAAGTAAGAAGTGTTGAATACTTTTACGTTTGCTGTTGCAGCAGAAGTATATCCGTAAATTTCATCACCTGTTGTGTTCGCAACCCAGCTGCTGTTGTTACTTCCAACGTTCTTTATTTCGATATATGTGCTGTTTGAAAACACAACAACACCAACGCCATTACTGTTTGCTTGAACAACAACTTCGCCTGGCACAAAATCACCAGATTTATTGGCAATAGTAAGTTTGGCTCTATCAAAGCTTGTAACATCAATTACGACATTATCAAACAATGGTTGTTCAATGATACCGATTTTTCTGTATTGACCGTATGGTGGGAATACGTAGCTTTCATTTACAAGATTATCGAACGGGACAGAAATACTCGCATATCTTGCGGAAAGCTCTTGAATAGCATCATAACCATGACCATTAAGAGGTGATATGAGAGCGCTAACAGCAGCGCCATTACCATGGTAAGCATTCGCATTAATCGCTACATTAGCAAAAGTATAGTTAGATCCTGGATTAATGATAGTAATACCACTAATCACATTAGTTGAAGGATTTACATCTGAATAAGCAATCGCTCCCTCACCATCACCAGTAATGGTAACTGTTGGCGAGATAATGTACTCTGTCAATTCATTTGGTGTAATATATGAAGAAAGCAGAGTTGCATTTGCTACTTGTTGAGTTTGTGTAAGATCTTGTGGTGGTCTAAAGAATATTTCCTGACCAGTAATAAACATACCTGATGGGTTTTGAATAATAATACTTGGTGTTTCTGTTACAAAAGATATCTGTGCCTTTTGTAATGAGGTAACACCATAAACAAACAACCCTGTAGAAAACGTTCCTTGAACATTGTCAAGAACAAGAGAAGATGTGTTCGAGTAAACAACAACACCATTGGCAAGCTGATCGACATTGTTAACATCAACCATTCTTACGTTCTCACCAACAGTATAAGAAATACCAAGGTTAGTAAGATTAGCGATTGTCATTTGAATACCAGACAAATTCAAACTACTAACATATCCATTAGCGTTTAAAATTGTAACTGATGATGGATTTGCTGCGAATGGTAAGCTATAATGAACATTCGCAGTTAAGCTTGTATTGAATGGAGTATCTACAGTAATAACAGAATTGTTAACACCAACAACACGACGAATATTTGCAGCAGTATTGCTACCTACAAGGATATAATCATTAATCGCATAATCTGTTTTAAATGATGTTCCAGAATAAGCATTAATAAAAGTATTACCTGATGTAATTGAAACAGTACCATTTTTAAGAACACCTGCTTGAGATGTATTGTAAATTGGTAAATTCTGAGCAAAATTATTAGTGCTGTATTTTACTGTATTCAGGATTGTAGAGTTAGAAGTAGCGATGGTTGCAGTCGCACCAGTATCTGATTGCAGAACTGTATCACCAGGATTAAAAAACCCTTTAAGATAATTGATGCCAAGAGAATCAAAACGCTGAGCAACTTCTAGCCCAATGTCGATGTTTTCCAATCCTTGGATATTACCAATGTTCATATATTCAAAAACATCGAATGGAGTTGTAGTAATAATTTGTTTCGTAAGACCATTATAACTACGAATTTCGCGAATCTGACCAGAACCGAAACCAGCTTTTAAATAGATTGATGAATTGGAATAAAAGTTATTGTATGCTGATGCATCAGACTGCAGTTGAACAACATATGTATTAACATAAGCTGTCAGATATCCGCTCGTATACGTGTCGTAACCTGAACCTGAAGAGTTAACACGAATATAATCGATTGTGCCAGGAATAGCATTAGCAATAACATAGTTATTTGGTGTTACGGGAATATAATTTTGAGAACTGAATCGAGTATTTGCATCGGAAGTAATAGTGTACATGTACTTCCATACGTATCCATCAGAAGTATTGAATGTTCCAGATGTCGTTGGAACCTCTGGTTTTACTGTTGATGGTGCACCATAATTATTAAAGATGCATTTATAAACTTCGTATTTGTCGTTTACTGTATAAAAATTCTTAGTAAATAAGTTTGGGTCGTTCTGATCATAATAGCTATAAACGGTATTGCTTGTCCAATCATATCTTGGAAGCATGTACGATACGTCTAAATTTGTAATCTGTTTTGCGTATACCATATCATTGTATACGGTAAGTTCGGCTTCGTTAATAGTTGGAGTGGCAGGAGGTGGTGATGAGTCGACGATCTCACCAACGCTATTTAACCATGGATCTGGCTTACCGATAAAAACATAATATGAGTTGGTCTCGTTCTGAATTCTATTTACGAAATTCGAAACCGTATCAATGTAGTATTTGTTTGTTAAAACTGCCATTCTTTTACTCTATTTCCGTATAATACTATTTATGATTGACTCAGAGAGAAATAAATTGGTGATGATTCAGCTGGGAGCATTTCGTTTTTATTTACAAATTTACCAAACAAAGCCACTCCAGATGGATGAATAAGATCCAGAACCATTCTCTGATATGTGCTAAGCATTCTTTTTGCCACCACCTCATAAGAAAACTTCTGGTAATAATTACTGTCTTCGAGATAATTTAGATCACTCAAGAATCCAGCATTGTCAGTCCAGTATCCAGAACCCACACCATTTAAATCGATAATAGCTGTACCTGTAATAGATGATGAACCATCTGGTGATGGAATAGTGAGAGTTTCGCTTGTATTATAACCAAACCCAGCATCCTCAACAAAAACGCTTGTCGCAACGCCAGCAGCGATACCTGCTTTCGAAGTTATCTGTGCATCATATCCATAATATCCACCCTTACCATCATCTAGTTGCAAATTGTAAATCTGTGGTTCAACAACAGTAACTGTTGGAGATGCTGAATATCCAACTCCTGGATTAATACCTGACAGAGATGTAATAGTTCCAACTTCGAGATCATATGTGCGAAGAGTGTTACCAATAGTTGGAACATCAAGATTAGAAATATCTACTGCGTTAGGGAATTCCCAATTGGTCAAACGATCTGTTGTAATTACATTGGATGTATACCCAGAAGTTTCACCAGTAATAGTTATCTGTGGTACAAAATATCCATTAACATTATCAACATAAACAACTGAGCTGTTAGCTGTAACAACTGTACCATTACCACTTATTGTTGTTTTTGGAAATACTGTGTTAACAATTATTAAGTTTGTGCTGTTAGCCAGTGTTACACCAGCAACAAGATTGGCGCTAGTAAGAGATGATTCTGGACCTGTTACATAAATTAACGACCCATCCGAATGGTATGCGCGAAGATCTGTAATACCAAGATCTGTATTTGAAATAATATCATTGTTGGAAATAAATCCAGCTGTTGTTTGAACATCAAGAACAACAACATTTGCTGATGAAGTAACTTGCTCTCCAACTGTCATAGTACCAGTTGAATCAGCAATATTAAGATTAAAACCAGAACCAGAAACATCTAGCTGTGTTTCAATATAATTATTAATGATGTCTGTGTTAATTTGATAGATAGCTTTGTTAGAAATAGTTCCTACTTTAAATGTGGCGCCAGCTCCGCCACCACCAACAATTGTAACAACAGCATTAACAGAAAATCCAAACCCACCATCGATAAGTTTAAAAGTAACTTTACCATTTTCGTTTCTTACTGAGGTAACTTTTGCAATACCACCTGAACCAGTTCCATAGATAGGAAGAAGGTCACCAACAGCAAAATTAACACCACCATTAATGATACCAACAGCAGAAAGAGAACCAAACAGAATTGGTACATTATCGTTGTTAATTGCTATCATATATGCAGCTTGTTCAGCCGAACTCAACAGAGAATATTCACGATAAGTAATCGTATTACCAGAGCCATCTACATAAAGATCATCACAATATACCTTGTCACCAAATTTAAACCGACCAACAAGATTTGAAATGTATAAAACATTAACAACTTTATTGTTAACATATTTTGTAAAATAATTTTCTACGATAGCTGTAGAAGTAGCGCTACGAATTTGTTTACCCACAAGATCAGGAAGAAACTCGCTGTCTGAAATTTCAATATATTTTGGAATTTTCCAATTTGCTTGTGATGGTTTGAAAAGATTATCGCCTGGAATATAGATATCGATATCTTCATTAAACACCAGTCGAAATAATAGAGCATATGCACGTCTTGTACCTTTTGATTGATACAATTCAATTATGTGTTTAATGAGCATTCTCTTATCAACAACCACATTACTGGGTATCTGAGAAACAAACTCATTTTTAAAATACTGAAGGAACTGTTGAGTTGTGAAATCGATATCTGTGTTTTGTAACATCGATCTAGAGTAGTCTAAAACATTACCAGTTTGTTCCATCCACTCATAATATGCCTGCACAAATGCAATGAAGTTTGGTCCCTCATCCCTATAAAAAGCTGGGAACTGTGATGCAATAAGTGGCGATATATACTTTTCTATTTGCATTAAGTTGTGACTACTGTTATATTTTGACCTTGCATATCAAATTCAACAAGATCGTTACCAACTGCAAAAATGTCATCGAGAGCAGATTTAGCTATGATAGAAATACCCGTTGAATTTAAAAAGTCTGCAACGCCAATCGATGAAATTTGAATTGTACCATTAATATAATCGATTGTACCGATTGGCATATAAACTTGTTTCGTAAGATCGCTGAGTTTCATATAAAGAATGTTAGAAGTGTTCTGAACGTAAAGATTAGATCCATATCCAGATTGCACATATGTGTTATTGAATGGGCTATAATCAGTAAATGTATATTTGTTGCCATCCGTAGCTAAAAACTCAGAACTGTAAATCGATCCTGGAACTAACTCTTGATGAAAGTTTATATCGATAATAGAGTTTTGAAACAGCGCTGGTGACGCAATTTTTTTCATATATGGAGTAATTGAGTTAGCAATAATGCTGCTGTCGGCAGCGTCAATCGCTTCAACGAATTTAGAGAAACGGAAAGCGATATCGAAATCTTTTAATGATGCATCATTGAACGCTGACACCGCATTATAAACAATTGCTTGAATATCAGCTGCAGTATAATTAGTAACATTTGGATCATAAGTTACTGTAATGTTGTTGCGAATGTAAAGAATGTCTGGATCAACAATTGCTGGATTCAAACCAATTGTCATTTTATCTTTAATGAATGTAATGACATCTTGTTTTCTATTATCAGAAAGAGTTGAACCAGCGTAAGTAATTGGTGAGATATAAACAGTACCAAAGTTAATACCAGCACTAAGAGCGCTGTTTTCACCACCATAAACATTTAATGTTTTCAATTCAGGGAATTTATCAAGGATAAGTGTTTTGTAATCGCTTGGAGTAATTGCGCGACCCTGTGTCTGAAACGCTTTTGGTGCGCGGAAACGAATTGATTCAATACCTTCAGAGTTTGCACCAGCATCTGCAGTAGTATTGATTGAAACAATTGGTGATGCGAAACCACCATTGTATGCACCAAGATCTTGTGATACGAAGAAAGTACTAACACCACCACCATCTGTTCCGTTCGTAATACGATAGGTCAGCAAAATAGTAGCGTTGTTTTGTGGTTGGCGTCCAAACACTCCATCACCAAATACCATCTCATATTGATTCTGGTATGCTTGTAAGAAAAACACAGCACTGTTTGGTGTTAATCCATACAGATTATCTGCGATGATGTAATCCACAGATGTAGCGCCATTGTCCTCATAAACTGTGACCTGTAAACTGTCTGTGTCAATGTTTGGATTGGATATAACGAAACGCTGGTTTTCGATTGTATTGTCCACAATCATTGTTTCGTTGATATATGAACCCTCGTATACGGGCAAGCCTGTAATAGTAAAGGTGCTATTTGTAGAAACGATATTGTAGTTACGATCTGTTACGTAAATATATGCACCATTGGCATTTGAGCCACTGAACTGTGCACCTTTTGGAATAAGGAAATTGTTTTGTATACTGTCGTTCTGAACATTAAATGTAACATCGATCAAAGCTTTTGGGGATTTGTAAGAGCTTGGTGTATAGTTTAAAAGCTTCGCATGCGAGATAACAGAATCCAAAAGCTGAGCAGAATCCAAAAATGATTCGGTTGCCACCATGTTCAAATAGAAAGAATTGATGTATGTGTTATAGGCAAGAAGGCTCATGAGAACATTCATATTACTACCTTCAAAGTCATAATCTTTAAAGATTGACTGAGATTGCATATATGTTTTTAAACTGGATTTCAGCGTGTCAAAATCTAGTGAAGTAAGGTTTAGAGCGCTATTTGTTGCCATTATCTGACTCTTCTAAGAATTAAGCTTAATGCTATGGGCGTTGGATTATTTATTATTGAAAACAAAAGCGATACTGAGAAGGCATTTTGATCTGGTAAAGGAACAACAGAAACATCTAACATATTAACTCTTGGCTCGTTTTGAGCTACTGTCAAATTGATATGATAAACGATATTCTGAGCTGTAACAACGTCATCTGGCTCAAACAATGAAGCCAAAACATTTGACCCAACTGTAGGCTCGAACAACCTTTCGCCTATATTTGTCAGAATTAAATTACGAAGAGACTGTTTTACCGAATTTTCATTGGTTGTTTTTGCAAGGTTATTGGTAATTGGATGCTTGTCGAAGTTGGTCAAAAAGTCAGAAAAGAATTCCTGCTTTTTACTAAGCTGCGTAATTTTATCTGCTCTCGTTGCCATTTATTGACCTTTTTATTGTATTTATCAGTGTGGACCTTCTGGCGGTAAACCTGGGAATGGAAGAGGCGGAATTGTACCTTTTTCAAGCTGTGTACCAGTTGTAGATTTAATGATATTTTTATTACCAGCAATAACTGCATTACCAGCAGCGCCGATTTGAGTTTGCCCAGAACCATAATTTGCGATTGAAAGATTGTCTGAACCTTTATTAATGAAAAGATTAAGGAATCCATCTGTGCTAAGTTGTATTCCATCTGGTTGTATTTGAATTTGACTGTTACCGACTCTAAATGTTATTCTAGTAGCGCTTTGAATTAACACACTACCTTGGGTACTTGCTCTATAATTACCTTTATCTAATTGAATATCAAAGTTACCTTTTGAAAGGTGTATGCCATACTCACCACCCTTCATTTCAATATGATTACCAGATATCTGATGAACATAATCACCATCTATATTACTGTGAATATTACCAGAGTGATCAGTAATAATATCTCCATCGGTCGTATGATGACCATCACCACTCGAATGGTGAATATGAGAATCATGAGAACCAGCAACAGATACACCACCACCAGCTGAATACTTGTTACCTGCAGTTTCGTTGTGATCGCTACCAGCAACTGTGTTTCGGTTGGATGCGCTTGTTTGAGTGTCGACATGCCCATCAGCTGTTGATGAAACACCATCAGCATTATACTTGTGATGTTTACCAGTTGTTACAGAAACCTCAGCGCCATCAGGTCCATGCCCTGTATAATTACCAGATGCCTGAATGTTAAAATGTGATTCGTTACCTGGATCTAAACTACGTAAATCTTGACTACCATCTGCACGCTGCGTAACATGCATATTAGGATATGTACCTTTGTAATCAATTTTCGGGTGGGATGTATTTGGATCGTATGTCATGCTATGAACCTGTCATAAATGAAGGAGTTGAAGATTCGCCAGTTATACCAATAAAATTACCAGTTGCAGGATTTACTTCATTTTGAGATAATCCTTGTTGTGCAGCTGACTGTGTTGCCGCTTCTTGTTGTGTCTGATAATTATTCGTTGCATTCGAATTAGCTTGTTCTTCTTGGTATGCTTTGTATGCCTGTATTTGAGCATCTTGGTCTTCTGGCGGTTTTGGATCAAGAGCTTTCTTCATTGATTTTTTCTTAATAGCAAGTTTTGCCTGACTTTGACTGAACTCGCTCATTGTATTACCAACAGAACCCTGATCAAGAGTTGATTGTGGAAGATGGCTGCTCATTAATCCTTGAATAGAACCAGCAATGTTAGGAATCAATTTCGTTGCGAGTGAAATAATACTATTAAGATTTACTCCATGCCCGAGCACGCTCGCGATACCTGCTGCTGACACACCACCCAAACCTCCAGTAAGAGATGAAGCAAGTTGGCCAGCAATAGCAGGAGATATATTTGTAGAGAAACCAGCAACATTAGCAAGATGAGTTGCTATAGATGCTGCCATTCCTACTTGTAATGCTAGTGTTGTATCGCCTTGTATTCGAGCGGAAGCTGAAGGATAGTGAGGCTCGTTACCACGCAATGTATAAAGAGGAGTTGTACTGTTTCCTGTAGAATCTATCCACTGAATGAATCCTGGATATGGCTCAGAACCAAGTGGATAATACTGCTGAACATATGTCGGAGGAACAGAAGTTACAACTTGTATTGAAGGTGGATAACCAATATTTGGATCAATCTGAGGAATAACACTGCTTACTGTTTGATGCGAGAAAACACCACCATTTGTTTGTGCTGTAAAAGTTGAAACTGCCAGCGCAAGTCGTAATGCGCTCTGTGCTTGTGTTGGTAATAATCCACTGTTATAAAGCCCCATCATTGGACCAATAACATTACTAAAACCAAAACGCCCAGCCAATCCACTAATCGCACCAAGAATACCACCAGATAACATTTTCTGAATACCAGCTGGGCTTGTAAGATTCATTATGTTTCTTACAGTCGAAAACTCGCTTACTGCATTTTGTAGAACTGTACTTAAACCTTTCGGATCAACATTCTTTACAATATCAAGAACATCGCTCTTATCACCTTTATCGGCGGAAGCTGTTGTTGGTTTGTTTGGTTGCTTTAATTTTTTATCGACAGCTTTTTTATTATCAACACCATCAGATGGTTTGAGCTTTTCAACTTTCTGTTTTGTTGAATCGTTTGGATCATTTCTTGCTGGATCGTTTAATGTGTTTATAGTAAATCCAAAATCACCCATAGCATTATATGGAGTATATGGTAATGGATCAGATTGATTGATGGCACCACCTGGTATACTACCAGTTTTAATATCAATTTGTTCTGTGCCATTAGATGTTTGACCAGGAATAGGGTCGCCAGCTTTACCAAAACTACCAAGAACAATTGCGTGTTGTTCGTGTTTATCCATATATTTTACGATAACTTTGGAATTAACAACCAACCCAAGTGGTGTTGTTCCAACTTTACCGTAAGCAGCCGATGTGATAGGCTGCATAACAAGACACCAATCTAATTTGTCATTAGGAATATTTTGTTCATCGTCATGCCTCCCGTATACGCGAACACGCACACGTCCAGATTGATCAGGATCTTTTACGTCGACGACTCTACCAATGTACCAATCCCCAGCAAACTGTGACATTATACACTTTCCTCCAAATTACCCTTGACTATTTCAAGAACACAAGTATATCTAGGTCTTTCGCCTGCACCAGCTATCTTATGATGCAATCTTGAAATTAAAAATTTACCAGAGAGCAATGGATCATTCTTCTTATAATCTGTTGTACTGGATTTTACTGGAATGTTAGCGTTAATTAAGTCCCCAGCTTTCAATGTTGTATCACCAGTAACACGAATCTTCATTGCGTTTTGCATTAAAATACCAAGGTATGCCTGTTGATCTGCTGTCATTTCAGGAATACCAGTGTTTGGGCGACCACCCGAACCAGCATCAACAACAATCAATGATTGTGGTGGTATCTTTGGTGCAGTTATATATGTGTCTTTGAAATCGCTTGAGTTATAATCACCAGTACCACCGCTGTTAAAACTTGTTGGATCTGGCGTCTGATCTTTGTATTCGTATGCATGCGTTCTGAAATTAAATTGCGCTATACGTCTCTTACCGCCATAAGCAATACGATCTGTTGATGATAATTGTTTTGGAACTTCATATGCTATAATGTTACTTTCAACATCGCTGTTTATATCATTACCAACAGTATCTGATTGATTAAATGTTTTAACAGCAGACCCTTGAAACAATTGCTCTATTGTCTTGAAAACAAATCCTTCACGATTCTCAAAAAACACATAGGATGATGATTTGTTTTGAGGTGAAACTGCACGTCGACGAATCGTATCTACAGCTTTGAAAGGATTATAGCTAGGAACTATAACTTTTTGCATTCCTTTTGTGTCTTCAATATCAAGAGGTTTTTGACTTTTCATGTAATTTTTATGAATATCTTTTACCATATCTGATATTGTCATGTCATAGTTTTTCTGAACTATGTTTGTTTTGGCGTGAAGAGCTTCTTGTGAAACACATTTTAAAATATATGTTTTTGATTTCATTGCGCCTGTTGACGACTTAACATCATCAAGTTTATGTAAGGCAAATGTATATGAAGCTGTTGTTCCTCCAGGAGGTAAAAAGGAAAAGCTTACTGTTTCGTCACCAGCTATTTTCAAATTACCAAGTTGATCGTCTGTATCTAATACTTCAATGTCTGCTACAATACCAGGTGTGAAAATGCTCTCGTATACTGATGAAGATACGAAAGCTCTTGTTAGATCTAAACTACCTCTGGATGAAGATACAGTCAACGAGTTGACAAAGATGTCTCCAGGATTATATCCGTCTGCCATTTTATCCTAATAAGTTTTTCAATTCGGCTGCTAGTTGTGGTGCATATGCTGCATTAAGAATTTGAATAGATTTGTTTTGTTCATTCTTTTCATTCTCCATATCGTAGATAGATACTGATTCCCAGTAAATACCTTCTTCTTCATATATAATGTTATCAGCCACAATAGATGCTGTGCTGATGGTAACTGTTGTATTACTTTCTTGACCTCTTAAATAACTTGCATCAGTAATAACAACTGAGTTATTTGGCATGTTGGTACCAAATATATGCTGAAGAGTAACAGAAGAACTGTTAGCAATAACAACCTGTCCTCTGCCAGTGTTATTCGAATCAAAAACTATATTTACAACTTCATTTTTAATAAAGCCAGAAGCATTGTTACTGGTTGTGTATTGTCTTAATCGATTGGTGTTTATGACCCAATCTTTTTGAACTCTTTGATATTGAATTGGTCGACTTGAGCCATTAAAAACAGGCTCCCAATATTTCGCTAAGCCTGTTCCAACGATTGTTTGATTGTATTGTGCTACAGAAATGTTTTCTGCATTATACCAGTTGTTTCGCCAAAATGCGACTTTCTTTTGTAATGTATCGATTGTTTTAACATTATACTTTTTCAACAATACATCATTAAAATCGTTTTGTGCTATGTACCATTGATAGTATGGATCGATAATTTGGTTTGAAAGATATAAAACCCAGCTCATATATTGATCGTTGTAATATGTATCAGATAACTGATCGGGTCTTACGCCATTAGAAACATCCAATGGATAATAAAGATATGGGTTGTTTATAACGCTGTTCAATACAACTGCACGCTCTGTAATGTTTACTGCAACATTGTTAGAATATGCAATTGTGGAGAACTTATCGAAATATCTTTCTGGCATTATTGAACATCCTCTTGGAGCCAGTATTCAATTTCTTTTAGGCTCAACGATAACTGAACTTCAACAGGTGCATTTACGTTCTTGAAGAAAGAAGGTGTGTTTGCTGGTGCGAAATTTACCGACATGCTTTCAATGACGCATGGTTTGAATCTGTAAAGATATTCATCCTGCGGAAACAATTTGATAATTGCAATGTTTGGATATGATAACAATGTACCACCCTGTCCAGGCGATAATGCTGGTAACATATTAAAACGAATTGTCTTAATAATGTCTCTCACTTTGTTTGTTTCCTCGACATTGTTAGGAGAAAGCTTCCAACTGAATTGATGTTGTTTGAATGTTGGTGACTTGAACAGAACAGTCAAGAATGGATTTTGAGCAACACCACCAAGCTGTAACAATTGATCAACAGATACTTTTAATCCATTTGGTGCACCAGCTGCAGCTGCTCTTGCTTTATCAAGCCCAAGACCAGAAAGAATATTACCAGCTGCGCCAAGCATGCTACCGAAATCGCTGGATCCACTGTTTATACCCTGTTCAATACCAGCACCAACAGCAGCATCTGCACCTTCTTCACCATAAGTAACAGTTTGCGTATCAACCAGATTATTCGGGATTGGCAAATATACTGAAGAAGCTCCATCTGTAGGGCTGAGGAATCGAACTGGATCTAAAATTGATCTTCTACGATATGTTTGAAACTGCATCTGAAACATAAAGTTACGACCATCTGGACCAGAACTGGTAAGGTCGTTAGGAAACGTAAGTGATTGTTGTACTGGATTCGTAGTTGTTGGTGGATGAAGGCTCAATAGTTTTAAAGCTGCTGCAGCGCCAGCAGTTGCTGTTAGTGGGTTTTTTGCTATGGCATTTATCGCTGAACCGCCAGCGTTTTTTGCACCCTGAACTAATTTTGATGTTATTGAAGCCATAAATAATTGTTCCTGAAACTTGATAAAGTATTTATAGATGGCATACCAAGGACGTTTTAACGCAAAAAATCCCAACAAATACAAAGGCGATCCATCGAATATTATTTATCGTTCTCGCTGGGAATTACTAGTAATGGATCGATTTGATAAAGATCCAAACGTACTTTGGTGGAATTCAGAAGAAACAATTATACCTTATCGATCTCCTGTCGACGGCAGGATACACAGATACTTTGTTGACTTTACCGCTCGAATGAAAACAACTGATGGTAAAACAAAAACTGTTTTGATTGAAGTAAAACCATCGGCTCAAACAAAACCACCAGTTATTAAAGAGGGAAAAAAGGATAGAAGGTATATTCAAGAGGTAATGACATGGGGTGTAAATGAAGCCAAATGGAAAGCTGCAACCGAATACTGCAAGAACAGAGGTTTTGAGTTTATTATCCTTACAGAAAAAGAACTAAATATCAAGTTCTAGGAGTTAACATTGGCTTATATATTTCAGACAATCACAGATAAAGGCACAGCGCAGGGTATACCGCCGAATGTGGCTGCGGATGCTCGCGCATGGTATAGAACAGCAGCCCAACAGGTTACCAACGTAAATACACAGCGTCTTATGACCGATAAGAAAAACCTGAAAAACAACATCACATTACAAGATATTGGTAAGATGTTTATGTTTTTCTATGATCCAAAGATGAAACAGGTTTTACCATATTATGATAAGTTTCCGCTGGTATTTCCAATAGGATTTAAAGAAGGTGGATTCCTAGGATTGAATCTACATTATCTTTCACCAGTTTTAAGAGCCAAGTTGATGGACGCTCTTTATACTACTGCAAATAACAATAAATATGATGACACAACGAAATTAAAACTATCATATGATCTTTTAAATGGTGCTTCTCGATTTAAGTACTTTGCTCCTTGTTTGAAACATTATCTCTGGGACCATGTTCAGGGTAAATTTTTAAATGTTGAAACGAGCAACTGGGATACAGCATTGATGTTACCAACAGAAAGATTTACAGGCGCAAACAAATCTAAAGTTTGGGCTGAGTCGGCTAAGAAAGTATAAAAATGGCATTTAGTGTATCAGATATACTGGGTAGCATAACAGAAAGCGGAGTACTGCATAGCAATAAATTTATATTGCAAATGAACTCCCCTCCTGTTTTGCGCAATGTTTCGATCAACGGAACAACAGCACAGGACACAGAATATCTGATGGTAATTCGTGCAGAACAGGCAAAACTGCCTGGAGTATTAATTGAAACAACAGACGTAAATCGTTATGGTGTTGGACCTAATCAGAAAATGCCATTTAATGTGCAGTTTACCGACACAAGTTTAACATTTGTTTCTGACAAAAATGGTGAGTTATATCGTTATTTCTACACATGGTTAAATGCTATTTTTGATTTCGGTGGTATCAACAACACCAATACTCTTGCCACATACAAAACGGATTACAAAGACAACTACACGACAGATTTACATATCTACGTTTATAACAATTTTGGAGATATTGTTCAGGGTGTTACTCTGTTCAAAGCATATCCCGTTTCATTTAATGAAGTTTCACTTGACTGGGGTCAAACAAACCAACTTATGAAGTTTACTGTCGGATTTACTTTCCGTGATTGGAAACTTGATGACGTTAGTGCAAGCTTACCTTCTGTTCAAATAACAACTGACACAACTCAACAGCTTACCACTAACCCAGTCGTTCAACAAACACCTTCGATTACAACACCACAAACTGATGTAAGTAAATATAACACAGTTATTCAATCAGGATTAAATGCATTGAATGATGCTGGTATAAGCATACCGCCTGGATCTGGATTACCTGGAGACGTTAAGAGCGCACCAACTGACTAACATAATTACTTTTGGAGTATATAATGGCATTACCTAAAATTTCACATCCTACTTTTTTTGTTGAAGTTCCTTCTACAAAAAAGAACGTAACCTTTCGCCCATTTCTTGTAAAAGAAGAAAAGCTCTTGCTTATGGCAAAAGCCAGTGGTGAAGAGTCGGATATGCTTGCTACAATCAAACAGATTGTTAACAACTGTGCAATCGACGAAGGATTTGATGTTAATAAACTTTCTCTGTTTGACATGGAATATCTGTTTATTAAGATTAGAGCAAGTTCCGTTTCAGATATTGTGGATGTTTCATTTAAAGATTTAGAGGATGAGAAAATTTATGACTTTTCAATCAATCTTAATCAGGTGGTTGTTAAGTTCCCAGATAATACCAGTAATGTGATTAAAGTTACTGATGATTTTGGTATTACAATGAAATACCCACAAGCTTCTCTGTATGATGATAAGGAATTTCTTAACTCTGGTGAAGATTCATTCTTTCAGCTTATCATTCGCTGCATAGACAAAATCTATAATGGCGATGAAGTTATCGATGCTCAGAATTATACCACAAAAGATTTGGGTGAGTTTATTGAAGATCTTGATGTTAAAACATTCGAATTGATTCGAGATTTCATTGTTAACCCACCAACACTTTATTATATGTTAAAATATAAGAATTCACTTGGAAACGATAAAGAAATTGAATTACGCACGTTATCCGATTTTTTTACCTTGCGCTGAGTCATAATACCTTAGAGAATTACTATAAAACAGTATTCTCTTTGATTCAGCACCATAAATATTCTTTGACAGAAATTGAAAATCTTATACCATTCGAACGTGATTTGTATGTAGAAATGTTATTGCAACTTCTTCAAGAACTAGAAGAACAACAGAGGTTACAAAATGGCTAAATTCGCAAAGAGCGCTGACGATGAACCAGCTCCACCAGTTGAAAGAGAGCTTCCTGCTTCTCCTACAGCAGCACCCGCACCTATTGTTGTGGCTGTGGCTGCTGGCGGTGGTAGCGGCGGTGGCTGTTCTAGTAGCAGCGGTAATACTAATTTTCAAGCTGCGCAAGCTACTGCGGCAGCTCAAGCTACAGCGTCAGTTGGCTTGGCGCAAACGGCTATTGATAAAGAAGTCGTTGACGAACAGATATCTAAAGAAGAAGAACATTGGGTAAAAGCATATTGGCGTCCAGCTATGGGCTGGCTGTATATGTTGATTTGCTTTATGGACTTTATAGGATTTCCACTAATATCAATGTTCCTACCAGTTTTATTTAAAGGACTTGGCGTACAATACCAATACGTTGCATGGCAAAGTTTGTCATTGAGCAATGGTGGTTTGATTCATTTGGCATTTGGTGCTATCCTTGGTGTTTCGGCATGGACAAGAGGTCAAGAAAAACTAGCAAAGATAAACTAATAGATGGCTAAGAAACCTAAAAATCCAGAACCACTTAAACTATCGGATATTCCAGCCGATCAGATGACACCAGCTATTCGCGCACAGGTTGCAGCTGCTCAAGCTCAAATTGCTGCAGCTGCATCTATTTCCGAATCCGCTGAAGAAATAGCTCAAGCTACTGAAGAAGCATTAAAACCAGAGAAAACAAAAACTCTAAAACAATCTGCTCGTGAAACGAACATTCAAACATTTGAGAAAGTTTTTCCATCTCTAACCAAGTTACTTGATTCTGTTGCTCAGAGCAAAGAAGAAAGAGATAAGAAAAATCAGGCAGACGAAAGAGCTGCCGAACAAGCAAAACTTGCTATGGAAGAACTTACTGACAAGCAAGATGATGCTAATTTAGAATTAAAAAACATCACCACACAAATAAAGTCGACTAACAAATCTCTTGGTGATATTACCAAAGTTTTGGTTGAAATTAAAACAGCCATTCAGCAATTGGGTAACAATGGCAGTGGACTTAGCCCACTCGATTTTCTTGATGAAGGTAAAGGTGCTCGTCGCGGACTTGGTAAAAGTGTAGCGAAAGGTGGCGCAAGAGGCGCAGCGCGTGGCGCTGTTCGCGAACTTGGTGGTGGCTCGCTATTAAAAGGTGTTGGTAAAATAGGCGGTGGCGCTCTCCTTGGCGGTGGTCTTGAAGCATATGATGAATACCAACAATCAGGTAATGTAGGAAGAGCTGCTAGTGCTGGTGTTGGTGGAACAGCTGGTGGTGCTCTTGGCGCATGGGGTGGCGCGGCTGCTGGTGCTGCTCTCGGATCTGTTGTTCCTATTGTAGGAACTGCTATTGGTGGTACTATTGGAGCTATTCTCGGCGGCATGGGCGGAAGCATGCTCGGTGGTTCAGCTGGTAAGGGAGTATATGATTATGCTACAAAACCATCTACTCCTGGACAATCAAACGCGATTGCTTCTCTCGAGGAAAAACAAAAAGCTGCTGAAAAAGAAAAAGATTTAAACGATCTTACATTTACAGCAAAATCTGTTACGTTCAAAGCTGACACAATCAGTTTCAATTCAACTAATATGTCAACTGGGCAACAGCAACAAACAGGCGCTCAGCAACAAGCATCAACCACAACTCCATCCGTTCCTTCAGGTGGTGCTACACAAGCTGTTGCGCCGCAGGGTGGTACAGGCGCTGCTCCGACTGGATCTGGTGCTGGTGGGGGTACAGGCGCTGCTGGTGGCGAAGCTGGTGCTGGTGGTGTTGATCAAGTTCTTGCTACAATCAGAAAAAGAGAATCGGGCGGTAATTATAATGCTCGAGCAAAAGGATCATCTGCTTCTGGTGCTTATCAATTTATCGACAGCACATGGCAAAGTCTTACTCGAAAATATAAAATCGGTGGTGAATATAAGAGCGCAGGCAGCGCTCCCGCACAGATTCAAGATCAAGTTGCAAGAGCATATGTTTCAGACATTTTAAAACAAAATGGTGGTGACGTATCAAAAGTTCCATTAGTTTGGTATACTGGTAACGCTCAGGGGCAAATGTCTGCGAAAGCATTAGCTGCCAATGGTGGAATGACAGCACAAGCTTATCAATCTAAGTGGATGAATGATTTTTCTAAAACTGGTGGTGGTGGTGTGACTGCTTCTACTGGCGCATTAGGTCCAGGAGATAATCGTGCAGCTGCTCGCAGAATGGAAATGGGTAGCGGTCAAGTAGGTGCTGGTGCTGGTGGAGCTCCAACTAATTTGGGCGCCGAAAGTGGCAGAATGTCAATAGGTGGAATGGATGGTGTTAGCCCAGCGCTGGCTGAAGCTTTAAGTGCTGCAGCATCCGAATATTTTCAAGCAACTGGTAAAAAGATTCAAGTTACTTCTGGTAGAAGAGATTCGCAAAAACAAGCTAAACTCTATCAAGATTATATTTCTGGAAAATCTCCATATCCCGCAGCGAAACCTGGCACAAGCAAACATGAACGTGGATTAGCTGCAGACATTAATCGTGCCGATGCAGATGCTATGGATAAAATGGGCATTCTTGCTCGTCATGGATTACATCGCCCAGTAAGAGGCGATCCAGTCCATATCGAATACATGGGTGGTGGTCCATCTGGTGAACAAATAGCGGAGGCTATGCCAAAACCACAAATTACAAGTAGCAGCACATTAACGCCGAAGGAAAGCTCAACATTATCCACTGCGATGGGTCCACGTGGTAATCTCTCTGATGCATCAGCTGCTCTACAACCAAACAAACCGACCAAAGGTACACAGCTTTCAACTGCAAGTACGAACGATCAAGTCAGTCAAAGATCATCTTCGACTGCTCTTCAACAATCACAATCAACTCCTAAAACTGCAGCACCGAAAGGTAAAGATGTTGAAGGTAAGTTTGATTCAAGCAATGCTGGGCATGTTGAACCAATTGATGCTTCGAAAAGATTTAAAGATCTTTATGAACTTGGGGAATAAAAAAGGGGAGCTTGGCTCCCCCTTCTCTTTTAGTTATTGGCTAATTTCTCAAAAAAAGCCATATCATCATCTTCGTCTTCATCATCCAATTTCGGAGCAGCTGCTAGCGTCTCCTTCAACCTTGGAGCTGGAGTCGATGGGATTTCATCTTCATCAACTTGCTTCTTTGAAACATAGTCACCATCAAGACCAAGCACCTTATTCAACTTAGCCTTCAACTCATCATAAGACTTGAATTGGCTTGGAGCAATTAACTCTTGAAGCGAATATGCTTGCTTCCAGATTTTCTCCATCTCATCATCGTCCTCTGATAATGGACCAGAAGAAGCGAACTCAGACTTATCGTAGTTACGATAGCCTTCAACGTTGCGAATCTTCAGCTTGAAGTTAGCGCCATCCCAAAGATCAAAAGGATTCATCGGAGCTTCATCAGCGAACTGAGGATTCATTGCTTCGTTGAGCTTGTCAAAGATCTTCTTGCCGTACTTGAACAAGAATACCTTGCCTTCGTTTTCAGGATTGTTTTGATCGGTGATAACGTAGATGTTACTAATAAATGTCAGCTTACGCTTTTGCTTACGAGCAATTTCCTTATCAGACTCAAGACCAGAATTCCAGAGCTGAGTGTTATACTCGCCGACTGGATCGTTCTTGCCGATAGTTGTCAAAGAGTTCTCAATATACCATGAGCCAGTTGGACCTTTGAACCCATGAGAGAACAAACGAACAAAAGGAACATCTTCTTCGCCTGGAGCAGGAAGGAAGCGGATAACTGCGTAGCCATTGCCAGCTTTATCCACATTAGGATACCAATAACGATCGTCATTAGACTTATCGTTTTGACCACCACTGAGTTTGGAAAGTTCTGAAGTCAGCTTCTCGAGTGACTTCTTGCCTGATTGTGCTTTGAGTTTTGCAAAGTTTGAC